ACAACCTCTTCCTCGCGGCGAAAGGTCATGCCCAAAAGTGTGCCGTCAGAACGCAAACACCAGACAATGCTTTCTGGCTCTTGCTGGTAGGCAAACTCAGTTATGCCGCCCTCAGTTATGTGTTCTGCAAGCACCGTCATATCGGGTGCTTGATAGCCGCCCGAATTAACCTCGCCCACATATTTAAACTCGCGCAGCTTGCGCCCACCACGTTGGGCAAACAGCGTCACGTCAGCGACTTGCACAGGCTCAACACTTGCAGAACCGTAATTAGAATACTTGCGGATTAGCGTTGTTGTGGGCGTAATTGGCCCGTCACTGGTGGCCGTTACAACATACTCGCCGCCAGTTGTGCCAACGGTTAAAACGCGGGTGGGTGACAGGTATCTAATAGCGTTTACCTGATTTGAGGCAATTGTGTAAATCAGAGCGTCATTATCGCCAGTGCCAACGGTAAAATTCGTGTAGTCAGCGTTCTTGCTAAACCACAAAGTTTGCGGATTGTTATTTGTATTGCCAAAGACTAGCCGTTGCTCAAAAAACGTCACTACTGATGGAAAGTTGCCTGACGTGTTTAAAGCAGGGCTAGGCGAACCACCGATAGATGGTGTGGCAAATGCCCAAGCATTGTGATCTGTACGCGTCAATGTGCGGATAGCGTAAGAAGGATGCACAAAAAACATTGTGTCGGCAGATTGAACAAAGCGCAGCGCGGATAAATCATCTTTGTCATAAGGCGTAGCAAGTTCAAACAGTTCTTCAGCTTTGCCGCCAGATGTGAAAGTTGTAAATGCGCTGGTGTTTATCGCATTTCCAAATAAATCAGTCAGCGTGAACGTGTTGGTGGCTGTGTTGGCAACGCGGTAGTTTCTACCGTTAAGCTCAACCATACCGCCAACATCATATATGAATATTTCATCGCCGTTGGCAAAGCCGTGGCCGTTGCTGGTCAGGACGCCGGGGCTGGCTTTTGTTATAGCCGTAATGGTCTTGGCTGCGCCGGTAAGCACTTGCAAATCATTACGGTAAACCCGCATGATTTCATCGCCGAACTCAAGAATATAAGTATCAGACGTTTTGAACTGAAACGGGATTAGCCGCGTTTTATTTGCGCTAGCCTTAACCTCGCCAAGATATTCTGTGCCGGGTCTGCGCTTGACGCCACCTGTGGGCATGACGATCATATTTGTTAGATCAGCCAAGCCCTCGCGATATTTCTCAAGACCTGCACGGCCCTCAAGTAACGGGCTGATTTCACCCGCTGAAAAGCTTGAAAAGGCTGGGGCTGATCGCGCCATTTAAAAGCGGCTTTCAATAAAGTCAGATGCTTCAATTCGCTGCGGTGCGCCTTGCGTAGAATCAACAAACCGCGCTGATTGCAGTTTCTTGTCAAAGTCTTCTGCTGTGACTTGCTTCATAGTTGTGCTGCCAGTAATCGCGTAGCAAATTTCAGCGGCCAAGCCATTTGAAAGCACTTCAATTAATCCGGGATCATATTGTTGCGGGTCAGTTACCCTCGCAACATATTTGATCTTTGCTGTGTCCTCATTGGTGACAAGATTGCGGCCCTCAATCACAAACACAGGTTCGCCGGTTGAAGTCATCATATTATCTTGCGGGTAGCTTTGGGTGCCGTTTGAAAACTCCAAGACACGCAAGCAAAATGGATCTGTCGGCAACGGGTATTCATGCTCATAACCGAAAGCTGGCACAGTGCTGGATTGCGCCAGAGCAATGCGCCTGATCAGGCAGTTCCAAGGATGCAACGCGAAAACTGCATCGCGGATCGCACCGTATCGCTGGTTGACCAGCCGTGCGGCTTTTGAATTTTCATCAAATGTAGAGATGTTGCTTGCGCCCAAGATGTTGAGCGCGGCGTTGGCAATATCAACGTTAGAAGTCATGCAAGCACCTCAAAATAAAAGGTGGTGGGGCGGCTAACCGCCCCGCCTTGTTTAGTCAACCGCGTAGGTCACTAGGAATGAAAGATCGCCAGCAGCGTTACCCGCTGCGTCAAACTTCAGACCGATCAGATAGAAGCCGCCGGGATCTGCGCTGTCGCCAGCATCCTCAAAGACCTTCTGACCCATGAGATTGATGTTGCGCGCTTCAAAAGCTACTTCAGTTCCGACAGTGACAGCACCGCGCAGATCAGTGATTGCTGAAGCATAGCAATCATCGTCTTTTGCTGTGACGTTTCCATCAGCAGTGTACAGCCCAACATCGCAAGTGTTTGTTGTGCCTGAGTCCAGATCATCGTTGAAGATCTTGATTGACAAAACTGCTGCGTTGGTTGGCACTTGCACCAGCATTACTGTGTCGTTGGCAGAAAGATCGCCAGCGGCAAGCGCGATAGTACCAGCAGCAACTCTCATTGAGCCGCCAAGCTGCTGTGCTGCATTCATCGATGGTGGTGACGAAAGAAGGTTTGTCACCAAGCTTGTATTTACATTAGCCATTGTTCAATCCTCCTATTCTGTACACGCGATTTCTACGACCATTTCTTCTTGCATGCGGGTAGCCCCAATGCTCTGGCAGTAGTAAACTTGAGTTGCGTATGATTTATCTGCGCGTTCATCGATACGGGCGGTTGGCTCTTTGCCAATTCCCAGCTTGATGCCCTCTTGAGCAAATGCAATCACGGCGCGATTGCCGTCACTATCAAGCGTTAAGCGATTGGAAACAATGAATTTAAAATTCATAAACGAGTCCACAGATCCAGTTGCAAGAGCCTTTACAGTGTTAAAATCACTCGACGTGACTTGCGTTGTGCCAAGCAAAGTTGAAATCTGTTTTGGCGCGCAAACAATGTAACGAGGGATTGAAGGATCAACACTTGATTCATCCAAGATTTGCTTTGCTGACAGCAGTTTTGCTATCGTCAAAGACGCAGAACCGTGCGCAACTTTTTGACTACTTGGCAGGCTCGTATCAGTTGAACCAGTTTTGCCGGTCTTAGCCACGCCAATCGCAGCGGCAATGATCACGTCATCCATCGCCCGGCCCATCGCGGCTGCGGCGGCTCGTGCATAGGTTGAAGTAGGATCTGCTAACAGACGAACTTTATCTTGAGAATCGATCAAATCAGCGTATTCATAATCGGCAAGCGAAAGCATGCGCCTTGAATGCGGTGTATCGATTAGCGGGGTATCTGCGTGTCGAGTCGTGCGAAGCTGTGCGGCAACACTGCCGACCTGATCGCTGAAGCTTTTTTCGCCAGTGACGGACTCTGTTGTTACTGCATCACGCAGCAGCGAACCCATTTGCTGCGAGAGCATTTGGATGTTGGCAGAGTATTGCTGGACAAAAGCTGTAGTGATTTGTGAGGACATTTGTCTCACTCCTAAGCTGTTGAAATATAATGGTTTTGATCGCGGCGGTTATCCCGTTTGGGGCCGTGCTTGACGTTGCCGTCATACAAGTATGATAGATTTAGACTTGTATGACGGCGTTAAAGATTGTCAGTCTGCTTGACACACAAGCTTGGTGCGCGGGGCTTTCGCTTATCCGCTAAACTTATAGATAGCTGCGAAGGCGCAAAGCCTCCTCAACATAAGCATCATGTTCTGGATGGTTAGCCATTCCATATGGCCCGTCCAACCTAGTTACCTGACTTAATTGCTGCGATGCTTCACCCGGCGTCATTACCGCCTCAGTTGTATCGCCGTGCAAGTTATCCTCGCCAATCTGTTCAGCAAAAGCGCTAAACATCTTAATTATATCAGGGTGATCGCCAAGCAAACGCCCATCACTTAACTCAACCGTCTCAAGCAATTCGGCATCACCGCCAAGCATTTGCCTAGCCGCGCTGTGGGCTTGGCTGATCTTTTGATCAAACGCCCTGCCGTATTCCTGTCTTAATATCTGTTCACCCTCATNNCGCAGAGTTTCTGCCTGTTCAGCCCGGTCAGTCTCCATTTGACCTAAGCCGCTGTCCATAAACTCAGCNACCTTTTGCGCCTGCTTGCCAGACAACCCAGCGGAGAACGCGCTTTCACGAAATTGCTCTAACGTGTTGTCATTCATCGCGCCGTTAAGCCGTTCAAACTCATAGCCTGACGACGCCTCTGGCCTGCCGGTATTAGCGTAATGCTCTGTCCACTGATCGTCAGTCCAGCTAGAATGTGGCTTAACGATCTTATCTGCGCCTACCATGCGCTGCGCGTGTGTGTAGCTCTTGGCTAACGCGCCAACGTCAGTAAAGTTGCGCAAGCTTGGTTCGCCTCTTAAATCTTCTGGTAAGCTGTCCAGAAAGCTAACTGCCGCGGCTGCTTCAGCCACGTCTTGAGATCCCGGTGGCGGGATTGCCTCTTCAGTCATATTATTTACCTTTTAAGTTTGGCATCCTCAGCCAGCATTCTGACGATCAGCAGCACAGCGCTGCGCTGGCCTTCTAAAAATGCCGATTGATATGGATCGCCAGAAACAAATGTTGTTTGCTCAAATGCAAACCGTGTTTTTAAATCAGCGATAACAGTTTCGCCGTCATCATTATCAAAGGTACGGCGGTAGGCTAGCTTTAGATCTTCTATCTGCTTCACTGCGGCAACCCGCCAACAGCTTTCACCATTGGTGCCGCAGCGCCCAAGGTTTCAGCCGTCATCATTTGCTGCTGTTGCTCTTGCTGTTGTGCTGCTTGCTCTTGCTGTTGCTCACGCATTTCAACTACCTCAGCGTCAGATCTAACAACTCTGGCCGGTATGCCTGTGACCTCAACTAAGTATTTCACCAGCTTGTCGGTATCCAAGTAATCCATCACAGGTGCAATTTCATTGACCTGCATCAGCACCTCAAACCCGCGAAGCATAGATTGCAGATCTGTCAGCTTTTGCGCCTTCGCCAATGGGCTGACATATTCAATCTCAATGTCTTGCCCTTGCAATTCCTCAGGAGCGGGTGGGAGCAAACCGCCCCTGAGGAGCAACCCAAATGATCTTGCAATCATTGGTTGCAGCAACTCACTTTGCAGCCGTCCTAGAACCGGGCCAAGCAAGCGCATCTTTTCCTCGTTGCGACTAAGCACTTCTGTTGCAGTCATGTTGCCGCCAGTTTGCGCCATCATTAACTGATCAACGAAAAACGCCTGCCTGATTGCATTGCGGCGCTGTTCTTCCATCGCCAATCCCAAAGGATTATTCGCGCCAATCTGCAACGGCTCAAGCCTGTCACGGGTTCCAGCGCGGTAAAAGTTAAGAGATCCCGGCGTTGTTCTGACAGGCAGCATAAAGCCGTCATCTGGCACCATAAGCGGTGGATCAATCTGCTTCTGTGCAGCCCTGATCGTCACCTCAGACATTTTATTCAACATTTTGGTGTCTGGCAGAGCGTTCATCGATACGGATCTACCATAGGTTGAAACGCTGTCTTTGTTAAACCTAGGCACCATAAAACAAAATTCATCGTAGCCGCCTTCACTCAGCAGCTTCTTACCGTCTAAAGCATAGTATATGCTGGCAAACGGCTTATTCTTGGCAAACTTACCGCCAGTTTCACCCCTAGGAAACACAACGTGAATTACGTCATGCTCAGCGTAAGGCTCATTTTTTAGGTCTTTTGCGCACTTTTGCGGCAAGTTAGCCTCGCCAAACCTCTGGGCCATTGCTCTGGCAGTCATTTTAAACTTACGATAAACTGTATCTACCGTGCCGTTGCTATCCTCAGATATGTAAATCTCAGCAATGTGACGGCTGCTAAAGTTTAAACCATCGTCATTGCCCTCAACGTAAAGCGCAGCAGTGCCAAACACGACCAAGTCATAATAAAGCTCATGTATTTCTTGCTGAAAGTTGCTGCGATTAAACGCTTGGTACATTTGATCAATGGCTAACTCTAACCATTCGTTTGCAGCGTCATTGCCTTGCAGCAAAGGATCACGATAACGCATTGAAAACCACGGCGTTGACGGTGAGGTCAGCATGCCGTGCAAGCTAGACGCCAACAATTCAACAGCGTGAATGGCTGTGCCGTCAAAAATGCGTTCTGTGCGCTTATCGCCCTGCGTTCTCTTGCGGGTTATGTCCGCTTTTCTGGGCAACATATAGTCAGCCAGCTCTTGCCAGTGGTTTTCCCAATTGCTGCGCTGGCCCTGTAGCTGCTTAAACCGGCGGTCAAGCTTGGCAATCATTGGGGATACTTCCATCAGGCTAGTCCAAAGCTTTTCATCATTGATTTGCGCTTGGCTTTTTTGGGATCACCGCCCTGCATGCGGCCAGACATCTTTTGATTTAAACGCTCAAGCGGATCAACAGTGCTCATTTTCGACGCTGGCTGGCTGGACTTAGCGCC